TTGAGTTCGGTTTGTTTATTGATTACATTTTTCCAATCTAAATCTAAACAATTTTCAAAAACAACTACTCCACCACCCAAGTGTTTTGGTTCTACTTTATTAAATATCATGCTCTACCTATTTTTTCATTCGTGTTATTACTAGTTAATGGTCTCTTGGCAGATTCTGTTAGAAGAGATAAAATTTCTGGGTCTGTATCCCCATACTTCTCATTAATTGCTTGTAAATAATCATCAACTATATCTGGCATCCAAACTTGTCCGCTATCCATAATGTCTGATGGCTGCCTAATGTTTACGCCCCTACTTGGATCGCTTGATCCCTGGGAAAAATAACCAACATAGGCATATCTTTCCCCTTCTTTGCATTCAAAAACTTTATGAGTTCCTAAATAATTAGAGGGAAACATTATTACATCTCCTGCTTTTGGTGAATATGTAAAATTTGCATAAGGAAAAAATATTTCTCCACCCACGTAATCATTTTTATTTTTCATTTCATCAATAGATGATACTGAATTATTAAAATATATAAGACCGCCTAAAACATTTCTTATAGCCAATTGTTGATCGGGCTCTGCCCCAGGCTGGTAATTTACATCATTGTCACAATGTTTGCCAAATCTACTACCCTTACTATAAGCTACTATATGCCCTTGAGTTCTCCACCATAAACATGGTAGCATCATCGGGAAAAACTCTACATACCTTATCATGCATTTATATAGTACGTCTTCGCATGCTTTAAAAAAAGCAAAATACTTTTCATCTAAATCATCATGTAGAAAATTCATAATATGATTACATGCAATATTTACATCGGTTAAAGAATATCTATGTCCACTTCTATTTATGGCATATAAAGGATTTCCTAATTCATCATTAACGTAGGTGTAATCATCTTTTAGCGCTTGTAATCTTATCGATTTTGCAAAATCCAATATATAATCATGAGCCTCCATTGGTAATACATTCTTAAAAAGAACAATTCCCATATCATGTATTTCTATATTTTCTTCTTTTATTTCAAACATTATATTAACCTAGGTTCTGTTCCACACGGTCCTTCTGATAATTCTTGATCTACTTCTTTAGTTTCTTTTTTTTCAACAACAATTGCTTCATGACTCTTATTGTATTGTGCTACGTTTCTTCCTTGATAAACTGGATTCCAACCTGGTGAAACCCCATATTTTTCTAAATTAGAATATCTAGAATGTGGAGTTTTACAATATCTTTCATAGTCATCATAGATATTGTTAAACCAAACAGCTGGACACCAATCGTAACTTTCTTCTGGCTCCACGATAACTATATTAGATTCAACATCACTATCTCCTTGTCCAAAAAAAGTTAGGTAGGCATATCTGACGCCCTTGCCCATTTTAGACACTTCATGTGCTGCTACGTAGTTGGTTGGAAAGAATATAATATCCCCTCTTTTGGGAGCATAGGATATGCCTAGGTGAACAAAGTTTAAATTTCCACCAGTAAAGTTTTTCCCATCTAATTCCTCTTCAGTCTCTACCTGATCATTTAGGTATACTAAAGCTCCACATGTTTGTCGAGAAGCAACCATACCCTTAGGCATGTATCTAACCCCTTGAGATACTTTGTAATTAGTGTCGTTGTCTGCATGACAGCCTAATATGCCACCATCTCCATATCTAAGTATATGGCCTCTATTTTTCCACCAAATACTACCTATCATAAGTGGATAGAAATCTATATATTTTATTAATGATTTATATATTTGTTCTTCTAAATAAATAAAAAATTCTTTTACATTCTCAGGGGTTTCTGAATTAACAGGCTGTAATAATCGAACAGGAGCTGCGGGAACATCTTCTAGCCTATACCTGAAGCCATCTTCGTTTATACCATACTCAACGCCATCCTCAGCTGTTATAAACTGCCATCTGGTCCTATGTGCCTCTTCTGCCTGGGAATCTATATGGTCAAGTATTTTACCTTGCTCTATCTTAAAAGCATTTTTTATGACAACTATTCCAGGAGCTAACTCTTCTGCTTCTAAGTTACCAATCTCAACTATTGTTTCCTCAGTAAACTCTGGAGATACTGGATACGGAGACATTCCTAAATATGGATTTTCTCTATTGTTATTTTCCTGATTCATCCCAACACCTCATCTATTGCTTCTCTAATTGTCCAGCCTGCGCCTTGTATTCTAGGTACTTCGTCTAATGGCATATCTTGCCAGTTGAATCTAGATACCATAATTCCATCTCTACTTACCAAGAACTTTTCATAGTTATGAGAAATTCTTGCCATTGCTTGGCCTGCTAGATTCTGCCCCTTTTTAGCTTCTTCTGTGCCGTCTGCAGTAAAGTCAGAATAAGCTCTTTTCTCATAACCTTTAAGAAAAGAAAATATTTCATGTTCATTTTTTCCATTTACTTCAACTTTTTCAAAAATAGGAAAAGTTACAAAAGGATAATTTATTTTAATAAACTGAGATATCTCTTCATTGCTTCCCGGATCCATAGAGCCAAACTGATTACAAGGAAATGCTAAAACAGAAAATCCTCTATCCTTAAACTGATCATGAACAGACTGCAGCTGCCAGAATTGTCTACAAGTTCTTGCGTATGACCAAAGCTTGGAGCATTGGGGCTCATATCCAAACTTACTTGCAATATTGACGACTAAAGTTGTTTTACCCTTGAAGTCAGAAAGGTAGTCTTCTTTTCCCAGTATTGAAGAAACACTAAAATTATACATTGACATTATCGAACTCCAACAAACAATGTTTCTAGGTATTGATCAATCAGTAGTGTTCCAAACATTTTATTATCATCAACGATATTAGCATGTAGGTTGACAGTTGCTTTTATTGGAAATTCTACATTTAACAAACACTTAAATGTTCCATCCAAAAAAGAAGCATCGGTTAGAGCTGCGCTACCCTTATCGTGAGAAATTGAACCAGATAACGCATCGTTAACACTGTCTATGTTTAAAGAGTATTGTTCTTTACCAAACGGAGTGTCAACCGTAATATCCCATTTGCCAACAAATTTTTGACCACTAAAAATTTTATTCATATCATAATTGTACCACAAAATACCGGTGCAATAAACTAACTGCTTCACCTATAATAGGTAAATTGCGCTAAAATGTTAAGATTATTTTATGCCGATTTCTTCGATATACTCTAATACCGAAGGAAAGTCATCTAAATATAGATTTTTTTTAATAATATCAGTAATACTATTATTTGCTTCTTTATATGAAGGGCCAGAAAAATATGCAGCAGAAAGTATCTCTACTGAAGTTACTGTTTTTATATCTAATTTATTTTCAATACAAAATTTATAAATTTCTTTTTCAAAAAATTTCTTTTCTTCTTCAATCATTGAAGCTGGAATTTCTAGCTCTGTTGGATAGTTTTCCATAAGTGAAACAATAGTTCTATATCTTAATTTTGAGGTAAACCAATTTTTAAGGTCTATAGGTAAAGTTTTATTCTCTTCAATTGATCTTCTTGGATCTGAATCTCCACTTAGGAACAATTCTATTGAAGTAGCTGGTTGACTTTCAATGACAGAATCAATTACGTTCTGTGGCATTTGCCAATCTTCAAATGCAGCTTTACATTTAATGGCTACGGTCTGCTCGCTATTCCATGGTTCACCGGCAAGGATGTTCCATTCATAGGCCATCTTTAATGCATTGGAAAAGCTTGAAGCAGTTAAAACACAAGATGCCCAATCCTTATAGGCCCTATCATTCATCTCCCCCACTTTTAATCTAACTATGTAGATATTGCCCATTGAAGCTAGGATTAAAGGCCAACCTAATATGTTGTTATTATTAAAATAATCTCTGTCTAAAAAATCATTTTTTCCATCAGCAATGATATCATAGAAGTCTACAGCGGCGAAGTTCTCTGTATCACACCTTCTAGACTCATCTACTGAAACTGGATTATCACCCACTGCTTCGATGAAGTTTGAAGCAGAATTCATTATGTGAAATACGTTTTTTGTTTCATCGTAAGTTCCGTCTAACAGATCAAGAAGATTTTCATAATTTTCAGCGTTTATATCTTCTTTGTAACTTTCTGAAACAATCCTGTATATAAAGTCAGTTTTATCAAAATTTACCTTAGTAAAAGCTATTAGGTAATTACCCCCAATGTCATAAACATCATAATCAGAATACTCTTCAAGGCCACTCGGATGTACTGTGCTTAAGGTAAAATCTTCTTTAATAGAAGTGACAGCATAGCATGCATAGTTGGATGGATTATAATCCTGTGATAGTTTAACTTGCATATATTATCCAATTACAATAAAGATATTTTATTATCTATGTCTTTAATTTTACAAATTATATTATAGATGTCTTTTTGAGCTGTGCTATTTTCAGCGGGAACGAAGCTATCTTCATCAAAATTTTCTGGATCTATTTCCAGTATTGACAATCTTAAAATTAAAGCTTTTTCAAGTTCTGCTTTTACAGATTCGTATGCTTCTTTTTTTTCTTCGGAAGATAAACTAAATTGCATATTTATATTTCTAAGTTTTTAATTTCTTCGTTAATCATATTCAGGGAATCAATCGCTTCTTTTAAGCGTCTACGTGAATCAATAGTCGTTAAATCCGTTTCATCAACCGATGGATCTTCTTCTTCAAAATTATCTTCGTCAAATGTTGCTGGATTAATTCCCAATTTTATAAGAATCTCGTAAATATCTTTTTCATATTTTGGAATATTTTCTTGTAAAATTTCTAATTTTGTGCTTTTATCTATATTGTTAAAGATCATAACCGTTCCTTTGGATTCTGGGCATATCACATATAGTACCAAAATTTTTGTAAATTTACTATTTTAGTACGATATCTTAATTTGGTTCACTAAGCTTTAATAGCCCATCATGTTTTGGCCCAATTTGGTTACCATTTTCATCTAGGCCAGTTCTAATGCCATTCATCCAAGTCCAGGGTTGATCATGAAGTTTCTTCATTTTTGCATCGCCATAAGATTGGCGTTGGGCCATTAGTTCTGGTTTATCCCAAAGATTTTCAACTAATACCTCGGTATTTTCTAGAAGATCATTCTTATAGATATTAAAAAACATGAACGGCATCCCAGCTTCAAATCTGACCGGTTCTCCAATTTTCGTAATTTTCCAGTTCATATTAAATTCATCTGGCCACCAAGAACTTGGTATAGTAGCAGATAAGGGCGCTGCTCCATCTACAAAATAGTTTGGAGATCCAGTTATCCAGGTATCATATCCTTCTTCGGTATTAATAGCCCATCCTGTGGCAAAAGACATAATGCCAATTATAGAGGGAATTACAACAGGTCTATCGTTAAAGAATTCGCCTTCTAAAACTCTTGGTGGAGTATTCCCGCCATCCCATTGGACTACTACATCTTGCTGCAAGACCAATTCCCAGCCATTTACATTAGCTGCCGACATCGGTAGGCACTTGTACGCGTGCTTATTGTACGTCTCATCCATCCAGTCTCGTTTAAGTCTAGACTGTTGTATCTTGGGTGGATTTTGATGAGTTTTAGTTAATGTTATCTTCGTCATATTCTTCTTTGATAAATTCTTCTATTGCTTTTTTAATGTTTTGTAAAGCCTGTTCAGGAGAAATATTTCTTTCTCCACTTTCATAACCCATACTCAATAGGTCTGAGTTGCAAAATCTAATATACTTAGAGCCATCCCTAGATATAATGAATTTTTCAAAATTTCCATGAATTAAATCGCTATTTTGCTGAAACTCTTTGAAAAGAGGATGCATTTCACCCTTTGGCTCATAGTAATCTACATCAGTCTTATCGTACTCTTCTCTAACTCTTTTATAATCTTCTTTGTCCTTACTTGCATCTAGGATATTTACCATCTCAGAAAATGGTAAATCTGTCTTATATAATTCCTTCATATGATCTCTCATATTTTCTGCGCTGGAGTTAGAGTCTGCAAATTGACCATAGGCATCTTGGCAAAAATCTGTACTGGGTAGTGCTAATACTTCAAAGCCAAAATCTTTGTATTCATTGTATATGTCTTGGATAATCGTGTACTGAGGAGAGTTTGCGCATTCTCCAGTTACGTTAAATAACATAGAAACTTTTCCCTTTAGGCTTTTCAAGACGCCGTCTTGTCCGTCTATTGACTTAAGTGGAAAATCATATATGTTATTATCCACATATTCTACAATTGATTCTTGTGAGTTATCATTCATTTTAATTGGCTTTTGTTAAAGTTGGCAGAGGTGAAATTGGAACCCCTGAAGATGCAGTATTCGCTTGCCCAATCTCATTGTAGTTATACATTGTTACTGCACTATACTTTGTACCTTTAGTTACTTCCATTGATCCATGTGCATAGATGTACGTTGAAGGGAAAAATATAACATCTCCCTTTTGAGCTTTGAATTTAAGGTTTAGATAAGGGAACCAAAGCTCTCCTCCTTCATAATCGTCATTGAAGAATCCGACTGAAGAAAGTGTGCAAAAGTATGAAAAACCTGAATCCGTATGAACTTGGAAATGTTGACCTTCTCCGTATTTTATAAAGTTAATTGCTTCCATAAATTCCATTTTAAAATTATATCTTTTTTCATAATCTTCTAAACATGTAGCTAAAACAGAATTGTAGTCATCGTAAACATTTTTAATTTCTGATAATTCTTCTGGAAGATGAGGCCAATGTTTTGGTCCTATTTTTAAATCATAGCAATCTCTATAATCTGGCATTTTTTCATTATATCCAACCATAGCTTCATTCCATTTGAAGTATTCGTGATTACTATCTTTTAGTGTAGTCTCTAGTCTTTGTGGGATATTTACTTCTTCTGATATAGCATTTCTATAGAGGATTATTCCTAATTTTGGTTCTTCTATGTTGTAAATTTCCAATTTAATCTCCAGTTTTTTTGGCTAGCTACCTAGCGTATGTAGTGCTATACTTTACCATGGGTTTTAGTCAGTAGTCAAGTCTACAGAAATTAAGAGGCAAAATATGGAAAAGTCACTCGTTGAACCAGGTTATTTTGGCGGTTCTACTGACAATATAAAAATTTATAAAAATTTTATTGAATTAGAAGATCTTAAAGTAATTCAAAAATTTTTGCCCACCATTAACGAATGGATGGATGCTGGAGAGAACCAATATGCTGATGATGGGACATGCATCTATGATGCATCTTACTGGGCCGATAGACAGTGTAGCTGGGATATTCTGAAGAAAATTAATATTGAAGTTTACAATATTGTTGATAGATACATTCAAAAAATGAAACAATTTTTAGAACAATCTTTTAATGTTGAACTATCCACAAGACCTCCAGTAATAATTAAATGGCGTCCTGGGATGGAGCAGAGACCTCATGCAGACAAACAAACTAATGATGGAAGACCTAATCCATTTCCAACATATGATATAAATTCTTTATTTTATTACAATGATGATTTTCAAGGTGGGGAACTGTATTATCCTGATCACGACTTGGTCATTACGCCACAACCTGGGCTGGCTGTTGCCCATCCGGGAGATATAAACTATCTACATGGAGTTAAGCCAGTTATTTCTGGAGAAAGATATACAACTCCATCTTTTTATACGATTACAGAATTAAGGTAAAATGAATAATATAATAAAAAATTCTTCTTTAAAAGATATTGAATTTAATATAGATAATTATATAAATTTATTTTTAAAAAATGGTTTACTTATATTTCCTAAAATAAATTTAAATGACACAGAACAATTAGACTTTATGTCTTTGTTCGGTCAAAAGCTAGACTGGGGTTACGTTGATCATTCTCACATAGAAGACCATATGGTAACTTTTGAAATGACTAAAGACCAAGAACGTTCTATTGATAGCCTGTTTATACCCTGGCACTTAGAGCATGTA